CTTAGTGCAACAGATACACCTAATTTTTCAAGTAATTTTCAAAGCAATGGACTTAGTAATTGGTGTGCTTTTTGTATGTTCACTTCTATACCAAATGTAAATAATTGGCAATTGCCACAAAGCTTAACAAGTTTAGAAAATTGTTTTTATTATTTAAGATATTGGAATGATAGTATAGCAGACTGGGATGTATCATATGTAGGTAGTTTTGAGAATATGTTTTATTTTTCTAGAAACTTTACTAATAATGGGCAAGACTTTGATTCGTGGGAACCAGGTAAAAACTATGTAGGAGATTTATCTTTTAAAAGCATGTTCTACTATTGCGATAATATGGTAGATCAAGCTATATGGCAACAAGATTTATATTTGTTAGGTATTAATTTAATTGATACAAGACAAATGTTTTATGCTTGTGAAAAGTGGAAATTAGCTCTGCAAGGTTGGGATAACACATCGGTTAAGATAAGCCAAATAGAAGAAATGTTTGCACGGGTTAGTAATTATTATAATGGAGCAAACAATAGACCATTTACAGATGAAGGTTTAAAAACAGATTTTTTTGGTTGGGATTTTAACACTAATAAAACATCATTACGTTCACTGTTTGATCAAGCTTGTTTTGATGCTACATTTAATGCTAATATAGATGGACATACTGCAACTAACATAACGAACTTTGACAATATGTTTTCTAGTACGTTTTTATGTTCACCATCAAGTGCTGATAATTGGATATTAGGAAGTAGTCCAAATATTACGATGCGTGGGACGTTTCAAGGAAGAACATATAACGGTAATGAGCGAAGAGGTTTAGATTGGAAAGGAACTTATGGAGCCGTGCAAAGTCTTAATGGTTGGGATGTTTCAAATGTTATAGATTTTGAAAGTTGTTTTGATAGTGCTCAATTTAATAATGGGCCTGACGACTGTAAACCTATAATAGGTACTTGGCAATTATGTACAGATCCAACTGTAAATGTATCTTTAAAAAAGATGTTTAGAAATAGTCAATTTAATGATACATTAATAAATGATGCTGTAAAATGGGACACTTCTAGAGTTAACTCTATGTATGAAACATTTGGTGGTTCACAAGGAACAAGATTCAACCAGTCATTAAGTAATTGGAATACAAGTAATGTTAGTGGAGATGGCATGAGGCAAATGTTTTATTATAATGGATTTTTTAATCAGGATATATCTCACTTTGATTTATCAAATATAACTAGTATAAATAGGATGTTTGATAGAACAGGATCTTATAGTTACGGTTTTGATTGGATGGAAATACCTAATTTAACAGATGGCACTAGGTTTCAATTTCAATGGAAATTTGATACACAAAAATATACTGATACACTAAATGCTTGGGCTTTATATTATTATAATAGGCAAGTAGCAGGTAATACAGTTCCACAAAATATTACGATGACATTTAATAACGTAGCTTTTTGGGGAGTAACAAATTATTTTATAGCAGGATTAAACACGCTTCCAAATGGTTTAACTACTAGAGATTATTTAGTTACTTCCACCGGAGCTGCAACACCTGGGTTAGGATGGGCGTTAACTGATGGAGGAGGTATATAATGGATTTTGAAAAAGAATACTATCAACTTCATTTTGATGAAAGTAGATTTTATGATAGCAATACTGAATTTGTATTTTATATAGGATTTAGAGTTACAAGAGCTTTAAACTTTATAGTAACAGATAGAGAAGTAAGACAATTTGGAGCTATAGAAACTGAAGAAAATATCAAATCTTTGTGGGAAGTGGAAACTTTTAATAAAGCAAGTGATTTTTATAAGAGAATACAAAAGTTTTTACCAGCGGTACAAACACTTTAATAATTAAATTTAATAAAATGAATAAAATAAAAGAAGAACAATTAACTAAAATTAAAGATCAACAAACATCTTTAAATAATACTATTGCTGAAATAGGTATATTAGAAACTAAAAAACATCAACTACTGCATAATGTAGCTTCTATAAATTCTAGTATAGAAGAATACAAAAAAGAACTAGAAAAAGAATATGGATCTATCAATATAAATTTAGAAGATGGAACATACACTGAAGCAGTAGAAGAAACTGAAGAACCAGCAGTAGCTGCAGTATAATGTCTAATATAATTAGAAAAATCAGTATAGGTTCTGATTACAAAAATGATGCAATGCATTATTCGGTGGGTCAAGAAGTATATGGAGGTCATACTATTTGTGATATAATTGGTGACAAAGAGGATGGAGAATATTTGATCTATATACAAAAAGCTGATGAAGTAATTCCTTGGAAAAAGTTTAATCGTAATATGGCAGTTGCGGTTGAGTATGATTTAAACTATTAATGAAAAGTTTATATCAATTTATTATTAAACCTTACAAAGATAGATACGAAAATAAAGTAAAAATAAATAATAAGGAATTAATAGTAAATACAAGTATTGAACATCATTTATTTGTTAGTAAAAAAGCTGTAGTAGTTTCGACTCCTGCAGCTTATAACACTAACATAAAAGTTGGAGATAAAATATATGTACATCATAATATATTTAGAAGATATTATGATATGAAAGGTAAAGAAAAAAATTCATCAACATATTTTAAAGATGATTTATATTTTGCTTATCCAGAACAAATATACATGTATAATAATAAATGCCATTTAGATTATTGTTTTGTATCTCCTATCAAACAAATAGATGATTTTAGTACATCCAAAGAAAGAGAACACTTTGGTATATTAAAATATTCTAATAAGTCGTTAGAACGCGTAGGATTAAGTCCTGGAGCGCTTATTACATTTACACCTAACTCAGAATTTGAGTTTATTATAAATGGTGAAAGACTTTATTGTATGAAATCAAATGATATAGCTATAACTCATGAATACGAAGGAAACGAGAAAGAACATAATCCAAGCTGGGCGCAAGGCAGTTGATGAGCTTATAAAAGTAGCTGAAGAAAAAATCATTACACATACTGATGATGATGTATCAGCCGATAGATTAAAAAATGCAGCAGCCACTAAAAAGCTTTGTATTATGGATGCGTTTGAAATATTACAACGTATTGAAGAGGAAGAAGCTATACTAAGTGGTAAACCAAAAGAAGAAAAAAAAGAAAGAGTATTTAAGTTTGCAGAAGGGAGGAGCAAGTGAGTTATAAGCAAACTTTGTGGCATGAAATAAAAGACTATATAAATCCTAAAATACTTAAAAAAAATAATAGGTATAAAAAATGGAAATATGGTTATAATGATGAATATGATTTTGTTTGTATAAGTAAAGACGGAACTATTGGATCAATCATTGAAATACAAAACCTTCGCATTGCTTTACCAAAAGCAAATGAACCATATAAACGAAGCGAAGATAAAGCGGAACAATATTGGGAAAAGTTTGAATACCCAAAAGAATTACAAAGGATAAAAACTAGATTTGACTGGGAAGAATATCCAATAGATTTTAAAGAAGAGTGGTACGATTATATAGATGAAGAATTTAAACGTAGAGAAAAAGGTTTTCATTTCTACAATAATGGCAACCCTGTATATATTACTGGTACTCATTACATGTACTTGCAGTGGTCCAAGATCGATGTCGGAGCACCTGACTATAGAGAAGCCAATAGATTATTTTTCATCTTCTGGGAAGCGTGTAAAGCGGATGACAGGTGTTACGGTATGTGTTATCTTAAAAATAGAAGGAGTGGTTTTTCGTTCATGGCATCTTCAGAACTTGTCAACTTGGCCACGATTAGTTCCGACTCGAGATTTGGCATCTTATCTAAAAGTGGTGCAGACGCTAAGAAAATGTTCACAGATAAAGTCGTACCCATTAGTGTTAATTATCCGTTCTTCTTCAAACCAATACAAGACGGAATGGATCGTCCTAAAACCGAACTCGCCTACAGAGTACCAGCGTCTAAGCTTACACGAAGGAAACTTGAAACCAATGAACAGCTCCGTGAGCTACAGGGGTTGGATACCACGATAGACTGGAAAAACACAGGTGACAACTCTTATGATGGAGAAAAATTAAAATTACTTGTACACGATGAATCTGGTAAGTGGGAAAAACCTGACAATATATTA